AGGTTATCCCGTAATTAGCCATTTGTTTGTAGATTTACTTCTTCCTTCTTAATGTAGGGGGCGTGAAATACCTTCAGCACCTCCTTTAACATGATCGTCGCGTCGATGAAGTCGTCATATCCCATATTCTCGATCTTCTCGTCTCCGTAATGCAAAAAAGCCCGGAACATAGATGTCTGATAAAACATCGGATTCCGAGCCAATAGCTCTGCGACCGCTCCTTCCTCGTCCTTGTTTACACGTCTCAGGTCTCGTGCAAACTCTGAAAAAAAGGGGCGGCTTTCTCCGTCAGGAGCCACATACCGAACTTGTACAAGGCTCCACTATCGGCCAATATCTCGCTTTGACATTGTTCGTCAAAATGCTCTTTGTCCAGTATGGACATGGTCTTGATGAAGGCGCACGTCAGATCGTATATTGCCTCATCGTCAAGCTCCATCTTGATCTTAAATTTGAGCTGGTCCTCGGTCAATGGCTCACCGTCGATAGGCTGCGGGAGGGGTTCGTTCTCTTTTCGCTCGACCTTCGTAAAGGTGAATTTGCGAAAGGTCTGCGTGATCAACATATGTAGTTTATGTTGACTCTTGTCGATCCGGGACAGCTCCTTGAAATGCGCTTCGACTTTGGCCTTGACCAGCGTCAGTCCAGACGGGTCGGTCCGACTGATCATCTGCCGTACAAAGTGAATCTCGCGTTTGAACGTTGTTTGCATGGTGGTGTATGATTAAGAGCTTATGCAACGTTCACGCCAACGGCCTTCCATTCCATTGTCGCAATGGTCTGTTTGTCCTTGGCGCGAATGCTCAGTCGCTCCGTGTTGAAGTTCACTTCTTTGAAAATGCGGGCAAATCCGCCTTGTATCGCTGTCAGTGCGAGCGTACAGCCCTGGAGCTGTGTCGCATCGTTGTACCCGCAGCTCAACAGTATTGCATTCAGCTCGCCCATTTGAATGCCGAGAGAGCCGCGATAGGTTTTGCCGTTGCTCTTCTCTGCTATAGGATAGACCGTGCCGATAGCATTGATCGTCTCGTCCTCGACTTGGACATCGTAGGACATGGCGTCCGCAGTCTTCAGGACAAAGGCAGCGAAACCACCTGCCGGGAGCGGTACGTCTACCATTAGCTTATAGTCCGCCGCTGTCTGTACTAATTGATCTAAGTTGGGCATGATCTTAAAGTGTTAAAGTTTGACCGATGACACCGACCACGTCTCCCAAGATCGTAGAGCGCACGAAGTTGAGCTGAAAGTCAAGCTCTCCGTCCTGGCCGTACGTGGGACCCGACACCGTAATCGTAGCGCCGGAGATGTCCCCGGAACCAGAGGCAGACGACAGGGGGTCGATGTATTGTTGCGTAAAGGTGCTCTCCTTGGTCCTACAGAACACCGGATCGAGTGCGCCGGTCTGTACGTCCGTGGGCAAATTGAGACCGCGCAGGAGCGTAAAAAAGGCCCTGGCGTCATATGCCAGATCGCAGGCTACCCGCATGTACTCCATAGAGCAAAAGAACTGATCCGTACCGGTACATGTTGCGCCGTCATTCCAATAGAGGCCCTGGATGCCGTTCACGGTCGTAATAAAGAAGTACTGCTTATCACCCAGCGTATCAATATCGTCCTGAGAAAGGCCCTGTGTGACACCAATGGTCTTGATCGGGGTTGCTCCGAAAGACAAGTACCCGGCTGATCCCTGCGGCACTGTAAAGGCCGTATGACCGGCTACACATGTTACTGTGTCTCCTGGATTGTAATTAGCACCGTTGTAGGTCACTACACCGCCCACGACAAGATAATCGTCCCCGACAGTGAGTGCCGCACCTCCCGCAACATAAGCAATGCCATTAGTGAGGAACGCTTGCGTAATGGCAATAGCGCCATCCGCCACGGCTCCCACACCACGACCAATAGATATGCGAGCGTATTTACCAAGGGCTGCGCCGACAGAGGACACACCGTTCGCTTGCGATCCGGTGACGCACAACGATACCGCATAGGCGCTGTTATTGGCCTGTGTAACAATCGTCGCAGGCGTAATACCTTGTTTCAGGTTGTATCCGTCCCAGATCACACCGTACGTCAGGCCGATAGCAAAATGCGCCTTTTGGACAAGCTGCACTTGTGTAATGCCATTCGTGACATCATCAACGAAGTCGTTCGCACCTGTATTGGCAATAGTAGGCGGAGCGTAACATATACCAATGATCTTTGCCTGACGGCTGGGATCGGCGGCACGGGTATTGTTGATAAAGCTGGTGAACGTGTCAGACTGCACGTATGCGGCATAGGCTGTGTTCTTGGCACAGACTTGTATCCACAATTGCGCTCCGTCCTGTGCTTGATCATAGAACTCGGAAATTTGCTGGAATACCGCTGTACCGTTGGCCGTGTCATACGCGGCGTCGATACCTAACGCAGCCATATCAGCGCGTTTGGTGAGGCTGTACGTTTGATCTAGGTTCAATTTACCTGCGACCGCGACTCCTTGCATGAGCATGCCCATAACCCCCGTCCGATTGACCGGAAGGCCCGCGCCACTCGTGGCAAGGGTTATGAGTATTTTATGACTGGCCATATTCGAAATTTACTTTTGAAGTGAGTTACTTAGCCTCTTTGTCCTTCTTAGCGTTCCCCTTCTTGTCCTCCTTCCCTGTCTGCGCACCGGGATCACCCTCTCCCTTGTTCTCGTCCAGGCTCTTCAGCTTATTGGCAAGATCATCGCTGTTTGGTGCTTCGTCTGATCCGCCGCCTTCCTCGTTGTCACCTTCATCCTCATACGCAGGGAGCGCATTTGGATTGATCGAGCCGCGCAGCATGTTCGTATCCTTCTCTTTCTTCTCGGCGCTTTGAGCTTTGACAAGCAGGGATTCCAGAGTCTTCAGGTCCTTCGGTATTGTGGCGTCCTCGTCGAAATACAGACGGTATGCAGCTCCTTGCGTAGCGGCATTCTCAGCCTCGTGATTGCGATATTGGATACGGTCGTCACTGTCGGACTTGCGGAAATAGATGTTTCCGTCACCGTGGAAGTAGAAACCATTGACAGACTTACCGTCGATCTGAAGACCCTTTTGTACGTGACGTTGGGCGGTTCTGATCTCCTTTAAATTGTTCTCATGGAGATAGGGGAAAAGATCGCTTATGCTATTGTTCTTGGACATATGGACTGTTTGAATAGTTGTGTAATGGTGTTTTGTGGGAATACGTGGGAGGGCCTACTTAATAGTGGCCTTCGTTCGACTTATGATCTTTGCCCCCACGCTCGCCGTCGAGCTGGTCATGTACTGGACCTTTAAGTATCTTCCGGTGAAGTTCACCGAATCGGTTTTAAAGGATACGTAGTTATCGCCGGAGGCCGAGATTGTGTACGACTTCGAATAAGCTGTCTTTGCCACACCGGACGTAAGCTGAGTAAAGTACCAAGGCGTATTCCCCTGGTAGAACGTCAGTGTAACAGTAGCGGTGCCGGAGCCGTATTTCGTCCAATAGAACTCGTGAGCAATATCAACGTCATTCGCATGGGTGATAGGCAGGATGTACGCTACGGTGTCACTCACCTGGATAGTGTCCATCTGAGCGGCAGCGGGTACAGCCGTGAGCCACTGACCAGGATAGTCAAGGTAACTTCCCTGCGGGATCGTAGAACGGGTCGAGGTCCGAAGCTGCGCATTCGACGTGAGCGCCAGGGCGACCAGAAAACCAATTAAGAAAGGTATCTTTTTCATTGTACTTGAGAGTTTGACTTGTTTTAAAAAAGGCCCCCGACAGGGTGTTTCCGCGAGGGCCTTTAACAGGATAGCTATTAATGGAATGGTTGGATTAAACGTTTGCCAGACCGTAGTAGTACAGAGACGTACCCAGGAAGTTGTAACGCAGAGGCGCGATACCGATACGAATATCGGCGGACATCCTGTAGCCGTATACGCTGGGGTCTTGTACCATGAACACGTCAAGCATACCGAGACCCATCGCAACCTGAGAAGGCAGGAAACCAAGGGCGGCGCTCTGCGCTGTCGCAGGGATCGCACCGTTGATGTCCTTCACCTGACCGGTCGTAGGATCGTACACAGCTACGCGGCTACGTACATCCAGGATCGTGTGCTTGAACCCAAGGAACTCTTCGGAGTCAGAACTTACCCAACGAGTAAGCAGGCTCTTTGTCTCAGGGTCCATGCTGAAATAGCGCTCCATGATCGGGTCGATCACGAGGACTGCTTTTTCGCGGTCGAGTTCAAAGTTCTGGTTCCTGTATATCTGCTCGATGGCTATGATGTCATTGAGCGTTGGACTCAACAATTGACCCGCGTAATTAGGCGACCAGTAGAATTTGTTTTGTGCGCCACTGTTCGGGATGTTGAAGGACTGAGGGTTGACTTGGTAGCCGCTCAGACCGCTGGACGGGATGATCGCAGAGGCAGGCACTGTCGAGGCGAGCGTGTAGATCAAGTTGTCGTCCATGACCGCGTTCCACTTGGCAAACGCTTGCGCCCAGCCTGTAGCCTGTTGATCGTACCGGAGCTGGTGCATGTAGAGCGGGTTCCACACCATAGGCTGTAAGTAGTACGGAGTCAGCGCCAGGGATACGGCCTGATCTGTATACGTGTAGTCGTTGGCGGGTGCTGGTTGATTGCCCTTGTAGATCGTAGGGTCCGCGATGATGTTCGCCCAGATCGTACCGGTATTGCGAGCGGTCATCTCAGCCGCAAAAATCGGGATCATGGACTTCCAGCTCGTGGTCGGGAACAGCTCGAATATCGCCAAGGACAGCCACTCAATCGTATTGAGCGCGGGCGCAGCCAGCGCATTGTCGGTGGATGTCAAGAGCGTCAGGTTTTTCATTAACCCGGATTGACGATCCCAATACTGAAGAGCACCCGCAGCGAGATCGGCAGACAAGGTCTGCAAGCTCGCGCCGCGTTGTCCGCGATAGTTGTTCCGCATCTGCGGCACTTCCCCTGCTTTCGCCTGGATCATGCGTGTCTTTTGGACGATGGCCTGAAGACGGGGGTCGTTGAGGATCGAGTTCAACACGACTGCGTGATCCGCAAGGTCAACTTGATCCGTGGACTTCCGGTTCGTGTGGAATACCCGTTTCATGATCTTCTTAGAATTCTCGTCGGCCTTGGAGCTGTTGAGTGCTGTAAAGGTCACACCGTTCGCCATAGACTTAACCTTCGCTTTGAAGGTAGGAGCTGCGGCGAGGGTCAGCCGTTGGGCCAGCTCGTCAGAGCTGTATAATTGAGGGGCGGCGGACTGTTGCTGTTGCCCCTGGCCTGCGAGGGTAATTTGACGCTGACCGGTACCATTGGTGTTAACACCGCTGCGGTTCGTGTTCTCTTCCTCGTCAGCTTCGGCCTTTGCCTTTTCATAGTCGTCCTCTGCTTCAGCCGCGAGCTTGATCTTTTTCTCGGCTGCAAGTTTGGCGCTGTTGTATTTTGTCGCGGCCATTTCATCGGCCTCGTCTTCGTCTGCTTTTGCTTTACACTCCGCAGCATACTTGACCGCTGCCTCTGCGTCTGCCCTGGCGCGATGTCTCACGGCCATTTTTGCGGCGGCTGCCTTTTGCTTTGCGGTCAGACCAATAGGGTCGGGGTTGGTAGTGCCGCCGTCCTTTGGTGGAATTTCGGAAGTGACACCGGGTTTGGCGGCGGGAGCCGTTGCGCCTGCGGTGCTCGGCTGTGCGCCGCTGTGGAAAGTGACTGAGTAGCCTTCTTTGATCGCCTGCTTAATGACAGGCGGCAATTCGTTAACAGGCTCGGTCGCTCCTGCTGCCTGCGTAGCCGTTCCGGCGGGTTTTGCCGCATTGTTATCGGGCTCGGCTGCATCGGGACCGTCAACCTTTGGGTCGTAACCTGGTTCGCCGGGTTTCTTTTTCATCTGCTTGTAATTGAATTTTGAGGAAAGATTTGTGAGGGTATTCTCCATGTTGGCGTACTCAGCTTCTTCGTAGAACTTTGCGTGAAGATTCACACCTACCGCATCGGGATTGCTCGGGAGAGCAACGAGGGACACTTCGTATAGGTAGTACTTTTCGCAAAGTCTATATCCCCGTTCGTCCCTCATGTAGTCACCGGTCAGCTTGTCGGTTTTCCAAACGGCAAAGCCTCCGATTGATGCAGCGTTCAAAGCTCCTTTCTCATACATCCCCGCAGCCTCTCGGCTCGCTTGCGTCTCCATGTGGAAGACAGGGACCGCCGTCCATTGACCATTGATGAGCTGGATGTCGGTTAGAATACCCAGAGGGTCCCAGCCCCAACAGTGCTCCTTCAGTAAGACCGGATTTTTATTATACCGGCTGAAGTCTATGACATCGTTCGGTATGATCCCGCCTTGGTCGTTCGGCGCGGCTGTAGAGAATATTAGCCTTTTTGCCATTGTGGGCATAAAACTATCGGGAGTAATTCACATCATGTTGAAAACAAGTGGTACGTCATATAGTGATATATCGTATTATTGTTGTATGCTAAATTCCGATCTCGTAAAAGCTCGCGAGCACAAAGCCGCGCAGATTAAGACTTGCCGCATACTTTTTGGGTTCAACATCGCGACCATGTCCAAGCGATCCGGATTGTCTGTCGAGACGATCCACCGGATCGAGAACGGATCGAAGACATGGACTGTCGACAGCGAGCTGACCTACTTAAAAACGCTCGATCTCCTTATCGACGAAAAGCAAACGAGCAAACCAAACCTCAAACTACCTGAAAAGCCTGCCTTTCTTCTCGACTTAAAAAAAGCAATATGATACCCGCATACTTTCCCGAGGCAAATGCCACGGATCAATGGAATGGAAAACCTGTCCACTCCCTGGCTGAGTCCTTCGTCAACGACAAAGAATTGCACCAATGGTCTATCACTTCATGGCGCTTAACGTTCTGGGAACGTCTGCGACTGTTGTTTACCGGTAGAGTGTGGGCGCTGCGCACAGATCGCCTAACGGTGCTGACCCTGGACAAGGAAGACTTGATCAACAAAAACCACAGAGATGCAAAAAGTACTGATTGATATATTTGTCGGTCTATGTAGCGCGGTGTCCCTGTTGGCTGTAATTGCTTTTTTTGCCAGGAGAAAGGCGCGGCGACTAAATGCTGCGTGGGAACAAGCTGTACAAGCTGAGATGAAACGTCACGGGGACACCATGTACCGACAAGGTGTGAAAGATACGTACATGTCCCTTGCTGACCGAATGCAAAAGGGCATGAAGATAGACGACATTAAGTTCATTGAGAAAAAGATCAATGAGCCGGGGGCGGGTTCTTCTGGACAATAGTCTGTAAAGGCTCTATTTCCTCCGTACCATCCGTGTCAACATCCCATGATAACGTGGCGTACACCAACTTTTTTCCATCTACAATGCCGTTAGGGTGATCCAGGGGATCGGCCTCGCCCGATCCCGTCAGCGTCCATTTAAGGCCGTATACCTGCTTGACATTTGCCATCTCTGGGGTTAGCCATGCATTATAGGTCTTGAAGTGACGGCGGAGATCATCTATCACGTTGATACGGGTAGCGCTGTAATCGCTGGGGTCAACGCCGCCCACGTCAGGAGCCACGTTATAGGCACTCAGCTCGATGATCCATTCGCACAACGTACGACCGCCGATCATTTCCCCAAAGTCTTCCCCTGGCGTCTCCCGTAGCGTAAAAAGTGGCATCGTGTACGTAGGCCAATTGTCCACACTGAACATGGTATGATGTATCACGGTGCCGATGCCTTGCTCGTCCTGCTTTAGGAAGGCAAGTATTTCTTGTTGGATCGCGTATAGTATTTCTCCGATCATGGTTCGTATTTATAAATCGGTCTTTCGGACCAGCCAGGGTCGGGTAATGGGGGCAATGCTACCGTAAAAGACATCTCAGCTCGCAAAGTGTCGTTATCAAAAAAAGACCATATGATCCCTTTGTTGGTATTCGCCCCTTCAAAGAGAGGTATGTCATCCTTCCAACTTGTACCGGGGAACAGTCCGCAAATAGCCTCGGCGAGCCATCGAATGGCCTGTTGCCTGCGCTCATACTTCAAACGGTCACGCCTATATCTTTTCTTAGATCGTGGATGCGGCCACATAATTAGACGGTTTTGGTATGAGTGATACTTCCAATACTTCAAATGTCTTTCCATCCCAACGCCCGCCAACGCCACAGGTGAACATGTATTTACGATGTTGCCAAAGGGCCATGTCTGCCAAATCTGTACGTATACCCATTACTCAGTTATTATTTTGCTCTTCTCCTTTAGTTCCTGTTCGGCCTGAAGGGCAGGCAGTATAAATCGGTTATACTCCATCTGCTTAAGATGATTGTATATCTTGGACAAGTTCTCGATCTCCTTGTAATCGGCGATCAAGACATTGACGTTGATCTCGGGTGTCGTGAGTATACGCTCTTCGATCTGCCCGATCCTACTGAGGACCTTTTCGTAATGTCGTATGAGATTCTTTTTATAGCGCTCCAATTTCTCGGGCGTGAGTGGGTCGCCCTGACGCTCTTTTTCAACGGCGGTGCCTTTTGGCTTTAGTTCTTGCTGACTGACTGAATGCATGGTGGTGAATTTTAGCGCTTAAATTTAGACAATATCCGGTCACGCTCAAAAAGTATTTTTCTCACAATACGTTCACGGAGCCTTGGGTTCTCCGGTTCCCCCGGCGCGGGCATGAATTGACGCTTGGGCATTTTGTACCCATGCGCATAGATCGTCGCGTCCTTCTTTTTGCGTCGAGTGCCTTTCTGCTTCGCCGCGAATCTTCCACCACGAAAGAAGAGTGTGACCTTACGGGTGGTCTTCTCAATGACTCCGCCCTCATTGTGGACAACTCCGTAAGGTACTTTTCCTGTATCGAATCCAAGAAACACTTTGGTTCCGGTAATTTTCTTTCTAATGGCGTCAAATAGGTTTCCGGTTTGTCGGAGGATAGGATTACCAGAATTAAACACGCTTCCCTTAACTCCACTGCGCCGGTCATATGCGGCGTTTGTACGATCACTACGCGGTTTCCATTTTTTCCCGTCATACGATTCCTTTTGAAAGTTTTCTTGTATCCACTTGATCCCTTCAACGCCTGCAATGGTAGGGGCGCGATCTTCGAGCTTACTCATTTGCTGTTTAGCATCTCGAAGGTCTTGCAGTGCGCGTGCCAAGTCCCTTTGTTTACCCATTACCGTAATATCTTGAAGTATATTAATCCTAAATAAATGGCGAGCCATGCAACGGCGCAGATGACTAAGATCGTACGGCTGTAGTCACCTCGCGTTCGTCTGCGACTGTCGAAGTACATGTACTCGTACTCCTTTGGCTTTGGTGTCTTTTTACGTTTGCTCATGTCATTGTCTAATCTTGGTGCAGGTGTTGGTATCATATGTTGCGTATTACTTGAATGACAAAAGAGGCAAAAGCTACCAGGATAATAAGCGAGACGATCACGTCCACCCATGTCAACCCTTCTTCGTCGTAATTATTTTTCATAAGCGTTATTTTATCCAGGGAACACCGATCCGGTATTTCTCGGCCTGTGGTTTAGAGATCAAGAAGGCGTCCTGTATGCCGCCGTTACGGGTCTGCACGACATAGGCGTTCTTCTCGGTGTACGTGATATAACTGCGCAGCACATTCATTTGTTCATCGACTCCATCCCAACGCGCCCACACTTCAGCCGGATTAGTGATCGTCTCCGGTAACATGCCGACACCGCGAGGATGACCATGCACCTTGTTTGCACTATGCGCCGTGAACCAAACGTTCGACAGTAGCTCGTCGTTCTGGAAACATATGTTGCCGAGACGATCCACATGGTACATGCCGCGCCATTCCTTCATGTGATCCGACAAGCTCTCCAACGGTGATGCATGTAAGTTGGGATTTTCCGGACCGCCGACACCGCCAAAGATCGGCGCTTTGAAGGCGTTCGCATTTGGCACCTCATAGAAATAATCCCCTACTCTCGGCATCATGCCTTGGTCAGCGGGATTATATCTGAACTGCGGATCGACGAACGGTTTACCGGTGTCCTTGTCCACTCCTTCGAGCCAGCCTTTCGCCTGTTGATTCGTCTGCACCACGCGACGACGATCTCGCAGATACAAGTCGTCGATTGGTCTGCCGGTACACCTACAATTCCAGTCAGACGGCGGGAACATCATGTCTCCGTACCGATCACCGATCCGGAAGATCAATCCTTCAAGGGCGACATGTTCGGGTCGCTCTCGCGAGTCCATTCGTCCAACGTATATCCAGTATGGATACATGTCAGCATCGGCCCGCATATCCGTGAACTTATCGGCAAGTATAGCCTGACGCGCACAGTTGTCGCGTTCAACCCGGAGCCAAACTTCATTAGCGGTCTTTTGGATCGAATTGGCAGCATCTCGGAACTGTGACCAGGACCGTAG